TCTCAGTGAAGGTACGCTACGAGGCTCATTGGTTGCCATAACACTGGCAGTTGGTTTGTCCCAATTGATGGCTTTTCGCTCCTGCACCCCCCTTTGATTCATGGGCCGGCGCATATCCTTATAACTCAAATACCACGGCACGTTATGCTCATCGGCGTACCGTCGGTTTCGGCGCCCAAATATAACCTGTGCGTCAAATATTGTACTTGCTTTTCTAGGCCAATTAACATCCCCGAATGCTCGTTTGATTCCACCAGGTATTCGCCGCCAAGGTCTAGCCCGTAATGTTGTCTTGGCGAACGACGCCCAATCTGCCGGGAACATCGCCTCCATAGCCTTGACACCAACCATGCCCTCTGCCGAAAATCGCCCATCTGTGACAGGCTCGTAAAAACCTAGACCACTGCCCTTGGGTTTAACTTTGTATCCGCCACCACCGTATGTGCTCGGGGTTGATAACCAGGCAGTAACATCCCGCCTGGATAATCCCGTCGCACGACACATATCCGCCATGAAAGGTAACGATTCTACAGGTATGCCTAATCGATCTTTAAAGAGCCACCACCTGTCAAAGGTGCTGGCCAGCACACCTGCCTTTATCTCCTCCTCGTCATTGATTGGGTTATGCCAAAGTATACCGAGTACACTCCTAGCCGGATAGCCCGTAATTATCATCGGTCGTATCGATCTGCGTAAGAACTCATCATGCATCGTGTTGGATATTATAAATTTCATAGGGTTCACCTCCAAACCGAAACTCAAGAAACAGAGATATACGGCAGCGGCCGAATTAGTGGTTCCGAATTCTGCCGCAATATCATCCCCTTGGAAGTATGCTTTAGAAACGGCCACGTCCATATACTCACGTGCCAGTCCTACGGCCATATTGAACGTCACGAGTGATATCAACGTGCCAATGAGTGCGGTCCACCTCCACCCGCTAAGTAACCCATTCATCCACGGTAACATTTCATCTGTACTCAGCCTGACTACACCAGCTTCTATACTCGCGAGCAGTTGCATGCCGACTCTCTGTAAATCTGTGACGGCCGCCCCACTGACATGTGTGAATAATATGCCCACCAAGAATTTGAAAACAGACATAACTGTATCTTTCGACTGCATTTGGTCAAACGAAGACTGGTCAATGGGCATCCTTACACCGTCGAATGTGGCTATATCGTCCCACATCACATTCTGTTGGGTAGTATTCATAAAAATAGGCGACACGTTCCACCCAGCGAACATTTCGTCTAGCACTGCGTAGCTAATATATGACATACGCAGATAGTTAACGAAATCACCCGATATTACAGCTCTGACTTTACCGGCTTCTCTCTTTTGTATCATCTTACTCAACGCCCTACTATTATTCGTCGCTACGGTCCACAACTCATCATCAGACAATGTCCATGCCGTAAGCCATTTTGTCGTGACCATATTACTCTCAATACCGTCCGGTCCAGCCAAATGTGTGTGCACAGTAGCCGTGTGCAGCAACGTACTGCCTGTCTTAGCCCATAACGTCCTATTCAAGACGAATGCTCTGTAACTTAGCCCAGTACTTACACTATGCAATGGGACTAGCTTAGGTAACGTTTCAGCAAATTTCAGCTCGAATCCAGGGCCGTAGGCGTACGTACGCGTCTTAGGCTTCAGCCAGTACCGTGCTTGATCGTCCACTTCTGTCATATCTTTCAAAGCAGGCGCATAATCATTAAGTCTATTTAAATGGCATAAGTATCGCCAGTGTATATCCATCTTCTCCCTTGACCTAAACGCTTCCTCGGATATTTCCTTCCGCAGGGATACATCTAAAGTGGTAGCACGTAAGTTCCATTTCCAAACGATATCCTTAGCATCTGTTTTCATTAGCGCGTCGATATAAAATCCAGACGCAATACTAACATCAGCAGGTGTATCTTCATAAGCGTAACATATGCTCTCAGACCTGAACCGCCTCCTTACCCTCGAATCCTGGCTTAGCATGCCATCCAACGTAGACCTAGCTACAGGACTAGGTTCGGGTAACACCATCGCCCGTGCCCTGAGAGCAGCCCCGTCACTTGTAGCTGTCTCAGGCCTCACTTTCCAATAATCTACCCCGATGCGTAGTAGATTCATCTCATCGCTGAACTGTTTCTGCTTGCTATTCATACTTTAGATACTACAGCTGATGCGACCATAGGAGTCTGCATATTCATGGATGAGCCAGGTTTGAGGTACGCCTCTTGTATTGTTTCCGCCTTTAAGTCGGGACTAGGCGGAGTCCCATTTGTCATACCTGTTAGTGCATCTAACTTAGCTCGAGCCCCTAACATGTAATTAACTACGGTGGAGGACGGTTGCTCCACATCGATACCACCCGATATTAGCCCAGGTATCCTAAATAAATAACAATCAGGTTGCATACTAAACGCAGCGTTCACCGTACTCCAACCCAACTCAATCAAAGCAGATTCACGCCCGAAGAATTCCAAGGGCCCTACACTAGCTTTACCTACAAAGAAGCCAAACGGCAGAGCCGCTAGGCCAACTCCAGAAGCCGACATCTTAGTTCGCAATGTCACTGTCATGCCGTAACTAGACGTGAAAACAGATGGATCACGTGCAGTCGTCCACGTAGTAAATGGAAACAACACTCCTAGCACGTTTGTTCCGGCCCAGAAATCGAGCATATCAATGAAAGCTTTAGGATTTGCTACAAAAGTAACGGCGGCAGCAGCTCCCACCCCCACACGCACTATATCCTTCGGCCCGAATGCGTAACGTAGTGGCGCATTGATAACCTTACTCCCCCTGATGAACCAGTCAAATATGGCAGATTGGTTAATTCTGGTTAAACACGCGACCTGTGCTCCGGTTATGAACGACAGATTAGCCAACATACCTGCAGTTGGGGCTTGCAGCGCCCTATTACGCGCAAAATAATATTTGTTAGGTACTTTAAAATTTAATACAGAACACAGTGCGGTCAGAACATCGGAACAGCCCAACACCCGTGTTCCGGGCGACTGCTGGGTGGGGTACATGCCACCCGCACCCGTATTTAACCACCAGAAACTCAGCGGTCTACGCACATAATTTATCATAGCAGCTAACATGTTCTCCCTGTATGGCCGCAATATGTGCTTAAACACGGCTAAATTCCCGTACCTAACATTCAATATAGTAATGAGGGACAGTTCGCTAGGATAGGACATACCCCAGGTACGCCCAAGTACCTCAGCAGGTGACATCGTAGCAGTATAAAGATCACCCGGATTGCCCGCCGCTGTATAAGCCACATCAGCTGTAGGCTGACATAATCCATCGAGCAGTGGTATCTCCATATTAAACGCGTTAGGCTCAACAGGCCACGACGCCGGTATGGCCCCGCCACCGCCCGCCGTAGCGTATAGGTACCACTGCAAAGTACCTACGTTATTAACCACTAGTGCTGGTGGTGTATACATACGAGTTGTATCTTCTATATACCCGTCCAGTGCCTGCACAAACTCCTCAAGTGAGAACATGGTACATGCAGCCATATTAGTAAGTGCGTCCATGGCCAACGCCGACCAGTTGGCATCCACTAATGCATTATATTGTGCAGCAAATCCGGCACTTATGTCTAACGGTACACCGACCGCCGCGTCTACCCCCCACATCGTGCCCGGTATGGGTACAGGTGTACCACACACTGACAAAGCCCCGCCAGGCAGGCCATCACCAGGTATCACGAATATAATCTGTGACACAACACCACGAGTTATAGATACATCCTCGTTGTTAACAATGTCGGCTGCTGTTGCCCGCCATGCTGCCCCGTATGCTCTGTATGGGTACTCCAGCCACGGCAATATCCACATCATCTGCTGAGCAGCATTCATCTGCCAAAATATACCAGGACACGGGATGTAAGCCGTAGTTAGATAGCGTAAATTAACATTATTATTATCTAAATACTGTGCCGAGGCACCCGTGAGTGCACCGCCCCCGCGTGATGCAATACTAAACCTAGCTTGATTCACGAACAAAACATTCAACGGCGGTATTGGCCCAGAATTTAGTGAATAAGGGAAATATCCGCCAAAGGATCCATTGACGCCTACTACACGCACACCATTCGAGTTCGTCTCCCCGTATATCAAGTCAAACATCGCACCCCGCCCACCATACTTTAATATATTACGCAACACCTTACCAATCCCAGCACCCGAGGCACCTAAAGAGGGTATCAAGGCGGCAAACCCTGGCGCATCCCACCACGGATTAGTCGACCGTAACGACTCCATCGCGACCTTCGTTGTAACGCCTACCAAATTCTGAGTTGAAGCCTGTGCCCATGACCCCAGCGCATACTTGATCTCACCAGCCAACACGCGACTTTTAGCATTGAAAACCTGCCTAGGCAGCCCGTCAACAGCAGCCCAGGCCCCCCCAGCAATAGGGGTAAAAATAGTCTGCGGCACCGCACCCATCGACACCCAGGGCAAGGCTGTCTGACTGGTCGTCGAGTCCTGGTTAGTGCACGTCACCGGGCGCATCCAGGCCCTATCGACAAAGTCCGCTAAATTATCAGTACTATCACTTATATTACCATTCAGGAAATTCGTAGCAACACTGATTACCTGCGCCACATACAACGCAGCCGACTCTTTAAACTTGGCAAGTGTAGTATTAGCCGTACCCTCAGTAGTTTGCCCATTACCGTATGGGTTGAAACTACCCTCAAGTATCCCGATGAACAACCACAATGTCACTGCAGTACTCATATTCATAAAGTATGAAGACAAGCTAATTATGTAGCACAATAACTCAACATGCATCCCGAATGGCACACCGGGTTCGTAAGGTGTCGACGTATGCCATGTTGCTGAATTATGCTGCTCCGGATAATCAGCCGGTTTAGTGTCACCATTCTCGGCATGTGTCGGCAGTATAACCACCGGAGCGTTTGGGAATGCACTGCCCTCCTGTCCGACTCGCACATATGGTTGCTCCTTAGCCTCAACACCTATCACTGCCGGGACCTTTCCCGATGCGTTCTCACGTGCAGCCCGTGCTGCATCCTGCGCCAAATTCGTTGCGCCACGCAGCCCAAGTAATTCGGCGGTAAATTCAGCCACATTTTCAAAGGCTCTAGTCATGCTATTCACCCAGGTATCACCGTGCTTTTCTTGCATTATCGCCTGCCTTTCAGCTACTGGTACGCCCGCCCCAATCAACATATCATGCGTGCGAGCCGCATCATCCTCCTTAGACGTAACTCCTGCCCTATAGCCCTTATCGCCCCCAGACTTACCGGCACCGACGTAGTTATTGGCACCAAAGAACATAGTACCGGCTTTGGCACTTAATGACTCATCGCTGGGCGGCGGCTCTACCTCAGACGGTGAGATCGGTACGCCTGGTAATTGCTCATACTCTCTAGCAGCGATCTCCGCCTCCCCGCTGTACGGGTTTTCACCATGCATCCCTCCATATTCACCCGGCAGCGTAATCTGCTGGATAGTTAGCCCTTGGCAGCGGGCAACCGCGTCCCCCCCCACAATCCCGTCTTCCTCCCAACACATTGGTATTATTGCCGGCGGGTTTTCACTATCATATGACGGTCGACCATCATACTGATCTATCTTGAGTAACGCCTCACGGATCATTTCGGTCGCGTCGAACTGATGCCTTTGCACGGCTATCGTGCTAGGCTTTACGGTTACCGCCGGGCTGAACGATCCAACACCGATATCACCGATACCCCCCGGATTTCCGGTGATTACCGACACAACATCATCACGCTTTACTAACACGCAGGGTGTCGATATCTCACCATCGTACTCACACTTCAAT